CATAGATATTTTTACAACCGTTTCTAATATTAAGACCATCCGCGTTTACATATAGGGTATTGTCAAAAGTTAAATTGTAAAACTCGCCATTTTCACAGAATTCGTTGGAAACAGACCACATATGCGATTCAATTACTTTCAATCCAGAAACCTTATAATTTCGACATCTAACAAACAAGGCGCATATACCACGCCATCCATACTGTCCACCTGTATGCAATGGAACAATTGATTGTCTTATGGAAGAACCTGTTAGAAATTCCATTTCAAAGTTTTCGGTCCATGAAGCGCTCAAGCATTTATCGTTAGGGGCAACAGGATTTACTACCAAATTTTTAGGTCTGAAAATATTATCATGTATATTATTTGCCATTTGAATTTGCCCAGAAATCTTATATTTTACATTCCCAACGATTAATATGGCTTTTGTGATGTTAATTTGACGATTAGGAAAATATATTTCAGCTCCAGAAACATTCTGAGCCATAGTTATAGCTTTTTCTATCCTCTCATCATCTGTACCGGTAAATGAATCAATATTAATAGTAACTGATTTAATAAAATTATTATAGATATTTTTCGCATTCACCGCATCTCCAGCGTCTATATATGCTTTAACGGAGTTTTGTTGATCAACACTTTTTGACAATATAATTGTAGGACGATACTGCTCAGGATTGTTGGTGTCTACTATGTCATAACAAATGGAAATATTTGTATAATCTTTTACGTTTATTGTAAATTCTTCAAAAACTTTAGGGAGAGAATTCAGCTTACCCTGTAAAAGCACAACGATGCTGCCGTCAGATTTTTTACCTAAAATTGAGGAATATTGGCTTAAATATTGAGATGTTGTAGAGAATCTGACTATTCTAATATATAAAGATTCTGCGCCGTTTGTAGGAATATTGATTGCAGTTACAAATGGGAGCCCAGTTGTTTCTTTTGTGTTGTCATTCTTCAATATATTATTAGTCCAATCACCTCCTTTTGGGGGGACTTTTTCGTAGCTTTTAAAATAATAGTCTAAAGCATTCAATATCTTATCATATCGATCCGCGATCTGCTTTCCTCCTTGCGCTTCTGTCTCAATAGTTGGATCAAAAACCGGTGATAATTCCACACCCGGAATTTTTGATTCAGCTCTTTTCCAAACAGAGCCCTTTTTCACAAAGATGGTCTCATATCCTGATTTAGCCCGCAGATTTCCCGCATTAGGGTAGAGCTTACCCCAATCAGCTGTGCTGTTCGGATCAGTCGGTTTATCATCCTCAGATGAAATCTCAGGCTTATAGGTTCCGTCTTCTGTGGGTGTTGCGTCTGAAGGATTAATTGTTCCTCTAAAATCTGATTCAACAATTTGCTGAATATTATCAATTTTGGTGTCAATTTCTTCTGATTTCTCGTTGAAAGACTGATCAAATTGAGCTTTTGTATAAGTGTTTCCCACTGCTCCATCCATATCGATAGTGGCAATGTTTTCTGGCGGCACGATGTCATGAACATTTATTGTGACTTGATTATCATTTCCGTTTATTAATCCCATCGTTATTATATTTTATCCCAAAGTATTTCAGCTGGTGTTTGTAGATTTTTCAAGTCTTCAATATTCCCAGCTATGATTATTATTTTTTCTTTTCCTGTCATGTCCTGCCATTCTCCTAGGACTTCGGCTGTTTCGATTCGTGGGCTTTCAAAGGTGATTCCCGGAACCTCATTCCCATCCGAGTCTAAAACTTTAAATATGAACTTGCCATAGTCGTTCATATTCAGCTGCTCAACTACAGAAACCGTGTTGGCACCTATTTTTCCTTCATAAATGGTACTTACAGCAATTGCTTCATACACTCCTGATAACCTTCTACCAATCACATAGAAGATTATGTTTTTGGGTGACGTAAGCATTGCTGTAACCGAAAATTGATAGATATTGTCTTCTGCGGGTATTGTATAGGCTTCGTAGAATGTATTATTTACGCCACTTGTCGAAATAAGCGATATTCCAGATCCCTGATATGATGGCTGTGAATAGTATTTGGTAAAACTGACATTTCCACGTCCAATAATCTTTGTTCCATCTCCCATGAATATCTCGGTCTCAGAATCAATTTCATATGAGAGACTGAACTGATCTAGCATGGTCCTTAGAACCTTCTTGATTGGATTTGGCTCAATCAGCTTTAGAGAGAAGGTCGCGAACATTTCGCCGTCAGAAAATGTCTTTTCTGGCTTAACCTCATCTTTCAAGTACACCTCGTAAGGCAGTGTTTTGTAGTTTAAAGGCTCAATGTGAAGTCTCTGGGTACCTGGCTTTGAGAACTCGCCAATGATGAAGTCTCTGAAAGCAGTAAACAAAGATTCCCAGTTCTCGCCTCGGATAAAACACTTCAATTCAATTTCTCTGTCCTTGTATTTTGGTGTGCGAAGATCTACAGATGAACCATGGTATTCAGCCCATTCATATGTAGTAATGCTTTTTCTCTCCAATAAACCGACAAGCCCGGAAGACTCCGAAACATACACTCCGAAATCCTTAAAATTCTTACCGTTTATTGAATACTTTACTTCACTCATTTTTTGAAACTTGATTTGTGAATTCTTACATCACCTGTATATTTTATATTGCTGTTGCCATATGAGAAAACCTCTACCCTTGCGTTTTCTATGCAGTCGACTTGTAGCTCTGAATCATCCAGAAGGTTAATGATGACAATTGCATTTTCTGAAGCTTTAATAGTTGCTTTTGTCTGGTGACGTATGATTAATTGTGAAACTGAAAAGCCGCTATAAACCATTTGCACGTTTGAATCTCCAAAAAAGGCAGCTCTAGTCAAATTGTTAGGCATTCCAACGAAATCAGTAAACAATCCATACACTTCACTTTTACCTTTGAATTGTCTAAGAGTTGGCAGACTAGGAAAGTCGTTCTCCATAGACCAATCATCACCATCAAAGTACATCTGACAAAGGTTTTTTAAAGACAGATCATTCTTCATCTTTTCCTGCCACGGCTTACAGAGATTTTTTTCTGTCGCCAGTTTTAATATTTCTTTAGTTTCCATTATGGTATTCCGGCCAAGCCCGGCTTTATTTTAGAGTTCATTTCAGTTAAAACCTTGTCCATATTGTGAAGTCTTCGTGTGTTCACTTCTATCTGTGACAATAATGCCGTTTGAGCATTTGCAACGATTTGATTACCCTGCACAAGCTTTAATATGGCTACAATATTTATTCGGACAGCATTAAATTGAGCTTCGAGCGCCCCGGCTGTTTTCTCGGTGATACCCTTAATGTCACCTTTCAGCCCTTGTGCATTTTCAGCAGATGCCCCGAACAATTCTTCGTACTGTTTCAAAGCATCCATGTATTGCTGCATTGCGTTTTCTCCGGTTGCTTTTATTGCTTCCCGTTCAGCTTCCGTTAATCCATCAAACGAACCAGAAACAACATTGGATGCTATTTGTTGATTCAGCACCTTGATTCTCTCTTCTAAGTCCTTCTTGAGAGCATTGTAAGTCGCCGCATCTATTGCATTGGCATTTTGTAATCTTTTATCAATTTCTGCAATTTGCCCCTTGTAATCCTGGAGTAATTTTGCCTGCTCTGCCGTTGCTCCCGATTGACTCCCATAGCCCATAGATGCATATAGTTGATCTACCATGCTTTCTACCGCTGGTTGCAGAATCTTAATTTTTAAAGCATTTGCAACAGCATTTCGCATTACATCATCAACTACCTTCTCAAATGAAGCTGCTGCATCTTCTCCCTTTCCAAAAGCTTCTATAAGGGCATTCGCTATATTTTCAGATAGATCCTTAAAGTTTGTAGTGGTTACACTGGTTTTGAAGTCATCAATTAGCTTTTGAATCTGTAAATTGATATCATTTATCTGTTGATTATAAGTGTCAATCTTGCCTTGATCCTCTTTCTTTTTAGCATTTTCTTCTGACTTCATTTGTTGAAGAATTTTTTGCTGTTCCTTCAAATTAGAAATTACCTCTCTTTGTTTTGCAATTTGATCTTCTCCCGCAGTTTGTTCAATTACATATTGTAATTCCTGATAAGCAAATTTTAAATCTTCTACAGATCTTTGCCACGATTTGATATGGCGTTCCCTGTCATTGTCGCCGTTTAATAATTTTGTGAGAGCCCCTACCATTTGGATAATTCCAGTGATCATTTGCCCCTTGTTTCCGTAAAATCCTTTAATAGTATTATAGACTCCTTCAACTAACTGTTCAACATCATTTATTGTTGACTTAATTTCATCCGTCATCACTCCCGCAGCTTCTGTTATGCTTGAAAAATACCCCTGCATAACTTTTGCAGCCCTGCCTGAAGCTTCTATAATGTCAACGAATGCGCTATTAGTTTCTTCTAATTTTGCAGTATACGCATCTCCCGACTTACCCGATTTCTTTTCTATTTCATCAAGTTCCTTTCTTTTTTTTGTATACTTTTCTACAGAAATACTTACTTCAGCGAATGGGTCTTTATTTATTGACTCTTGATTCAGTTTTGCATAAGCATCTTGAACGATTTTTAGTTGTTCTGGCAGTAACGTTAATGCTTTGTCTGATTCTAAAAACTCTTTGAATCCGTTACGCATCTTTTTTAATGTCTTTGGTCCTACTTTATCAAGATCTCCAAATGCTTTAACCCATAATTCTGTTTTTTGAAATGACTCTAGGGAAGCAGACGAAATTTCCTTCCCTTCTTCTTTAGTAGCAGCACCAAGAAGACGAAGTCTTTCAGCGTCTGAATAAGAGTTATTTTCTCCGATATTTTTTCGAATGTCGTTGTATTTTTGCTCTATTGAAGTTTTTTTTGACTCGAATGTTTCTTGCTCTTTAATGAATTCTGAATACAATTCCTTTTGAGACTGTAGTACATCTCTTTTCTTCTGTTCTAAATATGATTTTTCCTGAAGAAACAAGTTACTATTTGAACCTTCTTTATTAAAGGCTTCATCCTGTGCTTTTTCCAGGTAGTCTAATTGATCAACTAAAGATGGAATAGTTTTAATAGCATTTTCAATTCCTTTTTTAAAGTTCTCTAAAGGAGTTTCATTTCCATTAAGACTATTTATTTTATCTTGTATAAATACGAGGTTGTTTTTATCTTTCTCAGATAATATCCCTCCAGATTCTTGTTTGTCCTTTAATGCTTGTTGTTCTTTTTCCAGGTATTGCAAATAACTTTGGGAACCTTTGAATAAGTCTTTGTATTGAGCATCAGCAGTTGCTTTACCATAAAACTCTGCAAGCTTATAGTAATTATTCCACTGTCTTTCTGCTTCGTCTGTTTTCTCTTGGAATGATTTAACTTCAATAAGTTTTTCGCGTTCAGCCCTTCTTTCACGTAGTACCAAAAGTTTATCCTGCGCTTCTTTAACACTCTGTATTTCCGAACTATTTCTTTCCTTTCCGTACTTATCAATATATCTTAGCCTAACAGAATTGCCGGAGGATCTTTTTAGAGCTTCTTCCAAAAGGTTAATTTCTTGATCTATTCTGGAAATAGAGCCTGCAAGAAAACTTTTTTCAGCTCCTTTTTCAAGAAGCTTCCTCTCCCTATCGCGTTCTTTCTGAGCTTTAAGCAATGCCCTGTCAGAGTAGTCATATTTCTTGAGGGCTTCTTCAGCTTCCCGATACTTTCTTACATTCTCATTCCAGGCTGCACCACCCATATCTTTGGCACTCATAGCATCATTAGCTTCGGCTGCGGCTTTCTTCTGATTTTCCCAAAAGGCTTTATTTTTATCAACACTTACTCCGGTCTGAGCATTATTGATTTTCTGAATTTCAGACTGAGCTTTATTAAGTTGGGATAATAGTGGATTAATATTCCAGTTTATCAGCCCAATTGATGTTGTTTTAACAAGGGAATTTATATTGTTAAGCTTATCTACTGCCTGGGATTTCTTAATGTTGCTTTTCTCTAAGGCCGAAATTTGCTCGTTGATGGATTTTACCTGTCCTTCCCAATACTTTTTTTGTTCAGCCAGAGACATAGAGGATAATTTCTCATTCTCTAATCTTTGGTCTAATTCGTTATTATATTTTTCTAGGTTTATTTTCTGGGCTTCCAGATTCTTTTTTGCTATTTCCAGCTGATCCAAATAGATTCCGCTGTCTCCGTTTCTTTTTGAAAGGATTTTGTTTAGCTCATCAATTTTTGCTGTGTATTCTTCAATACTTTTTTTTGCCTTATCAATGTTGTTTCGGATATTCTGGGTACTGAATTTATCCAGTTCAGCATTTAATTTCTTCTGAGCTTCTACTGATCCTAGTTTCTTGAACGTTTCCAAATCCATACTGCCAAGTAGATCAGGATAAATTTTCTGCATCTGTTTGTAGGCTTCCAATTGTTGAAGCTTAGTTGCAGTATCGGAGTTTATTACAGCGGTTAACTCTTGGGTTTTGTTTTTTATCTCCTCAATAAGTTTACTAGATCTCTGTCTTTCGTCATTGAGTTGCTTTTCAGCTATAGATAATGCAGTGGAAGTATCTCTTAATTTGAAATAGGCATATGTCAAAGCAGCAGCTGCCGCAATAAGTAAAACTATTGGGTTATCAAGCATGGTCGCATTGAGAATTGCCTGTGCTTGTGTCGCTAATCGTGTAGCGGCTGTTCGAAGCGTTGTCGCCAGTGTTAATCTTGCTGTTGCAATGGTATTGGCATTTTTAGCTGCCGTTTGTGCGGCTTCAGTTGCAACAGTGACTGCACCTTGAGCTGTTCCAATCGCTTTAGCAGTATTTTCAAGGTTTTGTTTTGCTGCATTAAATTCTGTTGCAGCAGCTAATGCTCTTTTTCTGGCAATAGAAGCGGATTCCTGAGTGGCAATTACGGTATTTTGCGAAGATTCAACTCTCTTTTGAGCTATTGAGATTTGCCTTGCAGTTCCGGTAGATTGTATAGCTGCTAACTCACTTCTAGCGGCCTGCAACTGCACTCTGGCCTCTTGCGCTTTTGCTGTTGCATTGATTCCAGACTGGATAGCTGATTGCTTTTTAACGGCAAGACTTGAAACTTCAGCCTGTAATGCAGAGTATTTAGCGCGGGTACTTGCCAATTCGGCTACAGCCTCCCTGGCTGTTGCTTCAGCTTGTCTCTGGGTAACCATAGCCCTTCCAAGTTTCATCTTTTCAGAAATACCTAAAAGTGCTATTTCAGACTGGATCGTTCGATTGCCTAAAGCTTGTGCTGCAGAAGTGATTATTAGAGCAGCTTTGTAACTACCGTATGCTACGACTAAAGATTCAACTATTTCAAGAACTTTCTCATAGTGCTCAATTAGATATGTTAAACCTTCTATTCCTTTTGACAATATACCGTCATTGGCTTCACCAATTTTATTAAGCATTTGATCCCAGCTATCACCTAAATTAGCAATCTGTCCGGAAAGTGAAGCCGATTGCTTTTCCATCAGGTTAAAGAACATTCCGCCCTCATTGGTCAGCCCAAACAGGACATCCTGGACATCTTTGAATCCAATTTTTCCAGCAGACACCATTTCAGTTATTTCCGCAGTGGTTTTACCGAATTTTTTTGCTAATTCAGCAACCATTGGAATCCCGGCCTCTGTGAATTGGCGAAGATCATCACCAGCTAATTTACCTTTAGCTTTAACTTGACCGTAAACAAGGTTAATTCTTGATAATGGAACACCTAAGCCGGCAGCAATGTTGCCCATACGGGTGAGTGTATCAACGACTTCGTTTGCCGGAACCTGAAAGGCTAGTAATTGTTTGGCACCAGAGGATACATCTTGTAAAGAGAATGGTGTTTTTGCGGCCAGATCAACCATTTGTCCCATTAGTGACTTTGCCTGATCTGCATTACCCAGCATTGTAGAGAAAGCTATCTCTGTTTTCTGGAATTCACCTCTTACATTGATAAGCTCAGTAACGAAGCTTTTAATTGCTCCAATCGAAAAATAGCTGGCAATTCCAATAGAAAGATTCTTGAAGGCAGAATCCATCTGTGATGTTTGTTGTACCGTAGTCTGGGTTAGTCCTAATATATCTCTTCTCATAGAGTCTACATCTCTACGCCACTGTACGGTGTCTATTCCTGCACCAAAATATAAGGCTCCCTGGCTGGTATTCATTATTTGTAAGCTTGTAACTGTGCTATAAGATCTTCCGAGTTTTGTTCGGTCATTTTTATAGTCTTTGTATTTTTATTCTGATCTTTTTCGTCTTTTGTATCATAGCTTGGTGCGTCAATAAGCATTCTCTGCACAATGCGCCAGTCTATTTCCCAAAGCAGATAATCTAAAGTCCATCCGAAGTGGTGGCATATCTGCCCCATAGTTCCATAGATAGTTTTTAGACCGTTTTCTCTATCGGCATTGCCTTGGTCGGACGATTTCCGTTCATTAATGCCGTAGAGGTCATAAAATTTTGATAGTTTGAGAATTTCAACAGTTCCAGAGAGAATTTCATTATCTCTTCGCTATTGAGGGAGTTTAGGAAGTGATCTTTAAGAAAATCAATAGGTATTAGCTCGGTCTGCTTTTTGATAAATTTTGTAACAAAGTTTGGCAACCATTTCGGAACCTTCTTTGGAAGTACTTCCCAATATTGATCTTCAACTGCCACGGCTACTGCCTCAGCTAGCAATTCCGCATTATCCCGGACGGCTTCATATTGTGCCGGAAGCTGTACCGAAAGATCAGTGCTGGACAGAGACTCTTCATCAAATTTTATTTTAATGGAAATTGCAGAGAGTTTCAACATCTTTCCCATTGTAATCTTCCCAATATGCCAGACCTTTTTCTTTCCCAGAAAGACGGTTTCAAAGCTAAAACCTTCGCCAACCAACAATTCTAATTCCTCCTTCTCTAAATCAATGTTTTCCATATAGGATTTTATTAAAAGGGTCTACCCAGAGATAGACCCATGGTGATTGTATTATGGAGTTGTTACTGGATACTTTGGATTCTCGAAGTTTGCAATATCAGCCTTTGTTGGCTTTAAAACTGTTGCTGTGACGATTACTCCTAATAGCGAATCTTTTCCCATTGCATCTGAGAATCGAGCTGAAATCTGGGCTCTAGGAACATCAAAGCCGTAGCCGATCTCAGGTGTAATTTTTAATGATCTTTCAATAGGCATTAGATTGACCGGTGGCGTATACTTTCCGGTAGTAGCGTCTACTGTACCGCCCCATACCTGTTTGAAGGTCGCAGCGTCCGGATTATGAATTTCGAATTCAAATGACAATGTTCCTTTTTTCTGTCTGATAAAAATCGGATCATCATGTTCTTCAACTTTGAATTCTGTTTTATCTCCCTCAGCCTGATTTACTTTGAAAGTTCCTTCTTTAACTTCCCCCAGTCTTTCCAGTGTTGTCCCCATTCCACCATCAGCGGCAATGACTCCTATTTCGATTTTGGCTAAGCCGTTATTAATTGATGACATTGTGTATTATTTTTTAGTTATATGCTTTTAAATTGATTCTGAAATTGACATAGTTTGCCTTCTCGTCTTCTTCCTCGAATGTGCTGTGATTAACTACTGTAAGATTATAATCAGGGCGAAATACATTCTCAAGTAGTGGATAAACTGTTTTGCTTATCTCCTGCATCCGGTTATTATTCGGCATGTACTGGGTGATATTGTTGATGCTGACTGAAACCATTGGAACGTAGCAATTCACATTAAACACTCCATCCTGAAGGAAAGAGCCATCCATTGAAATTGAATTGATTACAATGTCCTCTTTGGTGCTTCCGGAAGGTCTTTTGTCTTTGTAAATATTTCCGTTGATAACAGATTTCACATTCCCTTGTAAAAGCAATTCTAAAATCCACTGCTTGCCCTCTAAAACTGTCTTTTTCATTTAAGCTGCTTTAATAGATTTGGAACCATTGTTTTTGCCAGCTGTTCAGCAGTCGTTAGAACATTTCTGCCTCTGCTTTCAACTTGTGATGCGTACTTCATACCTGCAACAACTACCAAAGCAATTTCGGGCTGTTGAGCGGCCAGCGTTTGAGCAAGAGATTTACCCTTAGAAACACCTTCGTTCGCACCAGTAAAATTTTCCTCAACAATTCTTCCGTTCAGTATAATGGCATAACCAACAGATGCGCGTAGGTTTCCCGTTACATCTTTATATGAACCAGCGATCCTCGCCTCATTTATAGCCTCTTCTGCGCAATATCTCAGAATGCGAGTAACCTTGTCTTCGATCTCATTTTGAGCCTCCACAAAGCGTCTATTTATTGCGTTCATGTCTCCGATGAATCTTAAAGCCATAATCTTGCGTGTAGTTGCTCTTTCTTGAATAGCTTATTATCACCTTCAAGGCGGATATTCCCGTCTTTGTCAGTTACTCTAATTCTTGCGCCTAGTGCAACACTTGGACTAGATTTCGGTAGATAAATAACAGCTCCAAAAACGTAAACTTCACCATCAGTAGTTACAATCCGGTTTCCTCCGCCGTTTCCCTCGTCCCTGCACTTTGAAATAGCAATCCATTCTTCGGTTCCAGGCGTCCAGCTTCCGTCCTCTTCGTTGTAGATGCCTCCAGATTTTTGAAACACATTCAGCGTATAAGGAAACTGCTTCACCATTTTGCTGTGATGTCTGTAATTGTATTTTCGTTCAGTAAATCAGGCATTCCGAGTTTTCTCGCTAACATTGAGTAGAATTTCAAAAGAGCAGCCTTATCATAAGTAATTGAGTAGCCGCCCTCAGAAATACTAGAAGGCATTGAAATGATGTCGGGGATTACGATATAAAAGAATTGATCAAGATTTGTTTCTCCGGTAATGACATCGGACGGCAATAATTCTAACCGTGCTAATTCAGCACCAATCATCCCATCGGAATATTCAACCGACCATGTAGAAAATTTCTCTTTTATGTATTCCCCGATAGTCATTTTATGCTAATTTCGTTTTCAGGATTACGTTTTTCTTGGTATCGTTCAGAACCGGAAGAGCAAATGCTGTTGCTTTAGTTGAAACAAGAATTGGATCTTGTACCCCGAAAGTCTTAACCAAGATGAACCCATCACTAACAGTCTGAGAGGTTGTGTCACCAAATGTCATATTGAATTCAGGTGTAGTAGTATACTGAGTATTACCCAACACTGGTGAGACAGACAATAGTACATTTCCTGGCTCCCATCCGTTTGTTGCTGTAAGCGTTCCGGCTTTACTTTCAGCATTGACAAAAGTTTCCCAGATTCTAATCGTGGGTAGACCATAAAGAGCAAGTCTCGTATTGATCATTTCCAGAGTAGGTCTGAACATCTGAGTAGTCCCGCCGTTATTGGCTACACCATAAACAAATTCCTGCATTGCTTTGATTGTAGGCAATTGGTTTGCAGTAGCCTGATCAACCGTAATCGTAGAGAAACGATAACCTTTGCTTAATGCTTCTGTCTGTAATGCCTGAATGTCTTTTACCGGGTCCGCATCAGCAGCAGTAAACCAATCTTTTGCAGCATTGACAATTCTTACTTTAAAATCTACTAATACGTCGGCAACACCGCCAGAATTATCAGCAACGGTTGATTTATACTTACCTGTAGATGCAAATCTTTTAGCCACGTACTCTGCTCTAGCATTTACCCCATCTAGTACGAATGTTGAGTCCCCGTAGATCTTATCGATCATCTGGTTCTTGATCGCTGCATTTGTAGGATTTAGCTGAACCGCATTTCTCAATTGCTGAATCTTGATCAAATCATGTTCGTCAAGGTCTCTGGCAATCTCGATCTTTGGAATTTCCCCCTTCATTGCAGCGATGAAATCTCTTCCTTTTCTTGGTGCCTTAGAACCGATAGAAACAATATCCGCCATTACTTTAGCAGAAGCTGTTGATTCCAAGTTTTGAAAGGTAAGATCTGTTTGATATTGTAGTGGGAAATAGTTTCTATACTGCAAATCTCCCAGTGTATACGCATTGATGATTGCGTTCATATTGGATGCTGAAAACTCAGGTACAATATTGTTTGCGTTTATAATCATTGTTCGTTATTTTTTAGATGAAGGAGATTCTAGGTAAAGCTTTTGCCAAGAGGGCAACACCTGTTTTTTCTAGGTCAGGCAAAGCGTCAATTCTTGCGGTTCCGGACATTACAATTGATGCTAAAGGGAAATCATCCACTTTAATATCATGGCTTACTAATCCGATTGCTCCGGCTAAATTTGAAGCTGTTAAGGCTACGTTTAAAACCTTATACTTTCCGTCTGTATCTGGAACTACTACTGTTCCGGCGGGAATTACTCCATTCGTGAAACGAGTTGCTGCATCTGTCTTTGAGATATGGACTCCACCCGGATAGGTAGCGTCAATTTGATCAAAAACAACAATCTGTCTCCCTGCTTGGAAATCGTCGTTAATATTATTCATTGGTTTTTGCTGGTTTTTTAGCCTCTATGTAAGCTTGAACGTCAGGCGAAACTTCTCCCTCCTTTTTAGCTTCTCCGAACAGCGGTTTTGCTGTTGCAGCTAATGCACTGTTTCCGAATTCCTGAGCAATAGCATCTGATTTGGTTTTCATGTCAGCTGCATATGCTTCAATTGCTTCGTCGTTCTCAAATGTGAGCCCCGCAGGAATTAAAGCCTGGATAGTTTTGGAGACTTTGAGTTCGTCTAATTTGGCTTGCAGTTTTTGAGCATTGGTTTGCTGCGCTTCCTTTTCATGTATTTTAGCAAGGTTTTCAGTAAGCGTTTTATTACTTTCAATGATTGCCCTTGCCCAGTCAGGAACTTCGCCCGTTGGTGTAGGATGCGGATTTGGAGTCGGTGCCGGATCTGCTGGTTTTGGATCAGCGGGATCAGCTGGCTTTGGGTCAGTACCTTTTGCCTTTTCCAAATCTTCAATTTTCTTTGCCAACGTTCGGTTTTGGTCAGCGAAAGACTGAAATATTGCCAAGTCTTCTTCAACCCCTGCTACTGCATCTGCGATTTCTTCCTCTTTTTTAACCGCCTTTTCAATTTGCTTTGCTTTGGCTTTTAAAATTGTTTCACTTAACCCCAGATTCTTGTACTTGGTTTTAAGCTCTTGTAGGATTTTTTCAAACATTACTTAGAATTAATTATTATGTTCAAAAGTAATTAAGATAATATTGCATAACAATATGTAATTTATTAATTTAGCATAGTTATATAAAGTATTACTTTAATATGTGCATTTAATTACATCATGGAAGAATTACTAAGAAAAAGAATGGCTGATCTAACCGTATTAGATGTTATGGCAGCTTCCAATTTGATAGAGATATCAAAATCAATAACAATAGATTTAGAATCCCTATGTAAGGTTACAGGGAAATCCAGGAGAAGAATTTACCAATTAATAAACCACCGGATTTTTCCCGAGGAAATATTAGTTGGAGGCTATGAAAACCGAAGACAGAACAAAAAAATACTATTCCACACTCATAAGGTAATTGAGTGGCTTAAAAAATAAAAGACGATGAAAGAAATATTTGATATCATTATGCTAGGCGCAATCGTAATAGTTACTTGTTGCCTCACATTAATAATGATTGTAGCAACGATATGGCTTGCTGCATTTTGTGTAGACTTTATACGTTTTGATCTATCATTGAGAAAAGAATCTAAAAATAAAAAATGAGCAACTTTAATTTCTACAGCTACCTAGAAGAAAACGGATATCAAAAAGAGACTATTCGGGAAGCAAACGGACAGACTTTCTGTACCAATTACCAGAAAGAACTTACAGATAATATTTGGAACTCTCTGACGGTCCATAAAGACAAAACAATAACAGGTGCATCGCCTAAATCCGGAATAATATTTAAACAGATTGTTCAGCCTACTACAAAAAAGGATGCAGAGGTCATTCTTGGTAGAATTGAATTTATGTAATATTTCTAATAAAGTTCACAATTATCGTGAATACAGATTTATGGTCTCATTTGCTAATTGGTGCGAAATCGAATCATTTATGATTAGGCTATCATCAATATCAATAAATAAATCATATAGAATTGCTAAGGTCAAGAAATCGTCAACTTCCTTTGTCTGAAACGACTTATAAAGAAAAATGACTTTTTCTGATTTTGAAAGCATTGAACTGATTATGGAAGCGTAAAATCTTTTGTCAATATTATCTGTAGAATGAATTAATTTTAGTATGTGAAAAAAGGAATTAAAATAATGATAGAGATAATTTTTGTATCTAAAATCTATTCTCTTAAATTCATGCATAACTTCATCAAATTGAAGCACATCCTTATATCTACGTCGATCTAATAACTCCCTTCTTTCTTTTAAATTCTCCGAATGTGCTTTTTCTGAGCAAAAGGCATGAAACTGTCTAAGCACAAAATCTATGGCTTCTCGCCCTTCATATATTAAGCCACTTTCATTAATTTTTGTTTGGTTCGTTATATTTTGGAATAATGTTATCATTTGAAAGTATGTATTTTCAAATTGCTGTTTACTCAAAGTAGTATTTTGAGTAATAAACTCTTCTCTAGTTAACTGCATTTCTTCACGTGTAAGCTTTAGCTCGTTTCGCTGCAGTTTAAGCTCTTCCCTTTGCATTAAAATAGTTAGTATAATTCCGGCTAATGCAAAACCAGAAAACAAAGCGTTCACTGCCCCAAAAGAATCCCCAATTAGATTGCCGTTCTCTACTATTAATCCTAATAAAAGCAAAGAAATTATCCATATAGTAATGATTATAATCCCTATACTTTTTGCCAATTTTATTAAATCTAATTCTTTGTCCTCTTGACCGTGATTCATAATTATTATGTTTTAGCAAATATATTGAACTATTTCGTAGCTTAGAAAAAAGAATTTAATTTGAAATTATGCAAAATTAAAGCCCCAATTAAGGGGCTAGTTAATTTCTATTGAAAATTCTTTTATTGACAACATTAATTCCTAATTCGTCCTGCAGCTTTATAATAAAATCTTCACAATTACCTGCTACTTTTGCACAAGTCTCCATTATTTCATCATCGGTAAACGCTTCTTCATCTATAAGTCTTTCTATCTCCATATTGAATGCCTCAAAAATATCACCTTCTAGTACAAATAATTCATCCTTAGTCCGGTCACTAAGAAATAAAGTTTGTTCATCTGATACTTTTCTAAACTCATCCCATATATCAGTTATTGTTTTTGAGTCTTTTTCTCTCTTTACTCTTATTTTAGATCTTTTGTCCAGCATGTCTCTTTTAACGCCTACAATACATTCAGCTAGAGTAGAATATGATTTAACTTTATAGCTAAAAAGATGATCTCTAATTTTGTCTTTTCTTTGAAATCTATAAGTAAGATATGAACCTGTCATTGCTCCTCCCAATGCGGCAAATAAAGGTATTATAGTCTTGCTTATATCAGTCCAAAAAGCCATTTCCTCATTTGTCAAACTCAATAATAGCATAGTTTTCGTTTTGAGCAAATATATCGAAAAGCTATCTAAAAAAACAAAGCCCCCCATAATTAGGGCTTTGTTTTTACTTTGGAAGGATAAGTACATTTTTAAATCGCTGATCCAACAAATCTTCTTTCCAATCCCTTAAACTTTTCCATCTGCATTTCATTCGACTACAACAAAAATTTGGCAGATCAAATCCGATATAATTATAATATTCGCTGTCCGTGTTGAAAAATACTTTGATTTTCCCTTCTACTCTTTTGACAATTGCGGGATAAACTTTCCCCCTGATTAAGAATTCCATATTATGAACTAACAAATTTGAATGTTAGAGTACAAACATACGGCTGGGTATACCTTTTAGGCGTTTTGCTCGTTTTGCCTATAAAACCTGCAAATATTTCCTAAAACTTCCATTATGAGCTAAAGACGGATCTTGTAATATCTGATTTCGCCAGTAAACAAAATTCTCGGCTTTGTATTCCCGGTCATTTTCCCTGGCAATGGGTTCCTTTAGGTAAATAAGGAGATTAGCAAAGCCGTCTGAAAGAGTTGGGAATTGTTCGGGATCTATTTCCTTATAGAGTCGTTCTATTCTGTAGGATAATTTCTGGTATAGATGTGAAAGATAGTTGTCATTGTAGAAGTGAAAGCAGTAATACCGAAGATCCTCAATTTCTTCTCCGAAAATAACATTCTCACAATATTCCATAAACAAAGGCGTGAGAGCTAGAAAGTCTAGCTCCATTTCGTGGGTGAGACGGTCGTATTCAGTGTATTCTGGTGAGGTCAAAATTCTACATTAATTGAGTTATAAATTCGCTTATTTTTGGAATAGCATCATAAAGCCCTCTTCCAGCCAATGACGAGGCTACACTTGCGC